GGAATTAGCAGTATCGTCAATGTGCTTAAGTCGAGTGCAGTGACCAAACTGTTTCAATCGTTAGGCACTGCCATCGCCGGTGCAGCTAAACAAGCAGCCAACATGTTGGACTATGTAGCAAAGCACCAAAAGGACGTTGGCGGAATCATCACCAGTCTCGGAACAATCGTGAAAATATTTGCTGGGACCATATGGCACACAATTTCTGGCATTGTTTCGAGCATAGCCCAGAGCTTTGGCCTGATGGGCAGTGGTGCAAGTAAAGCCGCTGACCCACTTAAAAATGCAAACACAGCATTAGGAAATGTCGCCAAGAACAAGAGTGGCATTCAGACAACGGCTAAGGTAATGCTCGCGATGTGGGCAGCAATGAAAATTGGCAAGGTGGCAATTACCGGAATCAGTACAGCCGTGGATATTTATGCCAAGCGTGCCGACATCATGGCGGTTTCTCAAAAAGCATTAAATCTAGTAGTCAAAGCCTCACCATGGATTGCGCTTGCCACAGTCATCATTGCTGTGGGCGTGGCATTGGTTAATTTGTACAAGCACAACGCAAAGTTCAAAGCCTTCGTAGATGGCATCGTCAAGTCTGTTCAGAACATGGCCAAAGGAATTGGTAAATGGTTTGGCCAACTGCCAAAAAATTTCAACAATGCTATGAAGTCAGTCGGTAAGGGCTGGAACAGCTTCTTGAAGACGATGAGCAGCTGGGGCAAATCAATTGCTTCAACTTGGAACAAGATCTGTGCGCCAATCACCAAGGGCATGTCTGCTGTTTGGAATGGTGTGGTGAAAGCCACCAAGGCTGGATTGAATGTACTGAAATTGGCAATTGTGATTCCGATTGCGCTAATCGTTGGCTTGGCAGTCAAAGCCTGGCAAAAAATTGAAAAGCCATTCATGACGGTATGGAATGACATTGCTAAATTCATTAAGCCTATTCTGACCAGCATCGGTAAGTTCATCACTGGTACGGCAAAAGATGTGTCCAATGTGTGGAACAAGTATTGGCAGTTCGTCGCCAAGTTCTACGCGGGCATTTGGAACACTATTGTTAAGGTCGGCACAACAGCTTTTAATGCGGTAAGCAAGGGCATTAGTTCGTTCTTGTCGACTATCAAGAAAGTATGGACAGATTCATGGAACGCTATCTCTAAATTCTTCAGCAGCATTTGGAATGGCATGGTCAAGTTTTTCACGCCGATCATCAATGGCATTGCAAGCACAATAAGCAATGTGGTTAATGCCATCAAGAAAACGTGGAGCACGGTATGGGGTGCAATCTCTAAATTCTTTGGTGATACTTGGAACGGCATGGTCAAGTTCTATTCGCCAATCATTCACGACATTTCCAGCACGATTGGTAGCGTCATTAACACAATTAAAAAAGTATGGAAAGACGTTTGGGGCGATGTCGGTAGTTTCTTCAGCGGCATCTGGGACGGCATCAAAAAAGCAGCGGAAAGTGGCATCAACTTTGTGGTCAGCGTTATTCGAGCTGGCTTGTCGGCAGTCAATGGCGTTCTCGGCTTCTTTGGAGTAAAGAAAGTCGGCTTGCCTAAATATGCTCATTTTGCCCAAGGCGGCGAAGTTGGTAAAGATGGTACGCAATTGGCTATGGTCAATGATGATGGTAGCGAACACTATAAAGAGCTTATTCACAAGAAGCGCACCGGTCAATGGCTTTATGCTGAAAAACGTAATGCTATTCTTCCGCTCGAAACTGGCGATCATATTTACAATGGCAAAGAAAGTAAAGCCATCGCAGATATGTATGGCATTCCCGGCTTTGCACAAGGCGGCATCATCGGCAGTGTATGGGACGGCGTGAAGAATGCCAGCTCGTGGGTTGCAGATAAGGCCGGCGATGTGGGCAAATGGATCGGAGATAAGGTGACAGCAATTGCTGACTGGATTGCACATCCAATCAAACACGTCACTGATTTAATTAAGAAGTCAATAAGTGGATTAGTTAACTCGGCACCCGTTAAAGCATTTGGGCAGCTCGGCGAAGGCATTTTCAAACATGCTTATAACGGCATTGCTCACTGGATCAAGAAACAGCTTAAAAAGATTCAAGATTCAATGGATTTAGGTGGTGGAGCAAAGAAAAGCTATCCAGAGCTTGAGGCAATTGCCCGTGAAGCAGCAAAGATTATGGGCGTTAATCCTTCGGACGACTTCATAAAAGCATTAGCCAATGTTGCAATGAGTGAATCTGGCGGCAATTCCAATGCTGCCAATCTGACAGACAGTAATGCACGGGCTGGCATGGCATCTGTAGGGCTATTGCAATACATTCCGTCAACTTGGAGCTATTACAATGTGCCAGGGCACAACAATCGTTCCAGTGTTCTAGACAACTTTGTTCACTTCTTCAACAACAGTGACTGGAGAAATTCAATTGGTTACGTCACTTATCCTTCATGGAACGGAATGTACAAATGGGACTGGCGGAATAATGGACCGCAAGGTGCCCCAAGGATGGCCAATGGTGGGCTAGTTAATCGGCCACTTTCAGCCATTATCGGCGAAGCAGGGCCAGAAGCTGTGATGCCATTAAGCTCTGCTAAAGCGTCTAGAGCTTGGCAGTTGTTAGGACAAGCGATGTCGGTCATTAATCTTGGTCAGCAGCAGAATATTACTACCACTGACGGCAGCGATGTGAGCAACAAACTGGATACACTGCATGACGATTTGGCAAATTTGACAAAATCTATTCAACAAATGGTGGTAGTTTCTGTTTTGAATCCTAACGATGCCGCTAAGGCCTTGAACGAACCACTGACTAAGATTCAAAACACAACAAAGCAAATAAATAAAACGTTATCAAAAACAAGCTATCAGAGCGGAGGTGCAACGGTAATTGACTGATAAAGGAATGAGCGTGCTGTTCAATGGCATTGATCTGTCACAATGGATAGGCATTACTGGCATTGACATTCAAGCCCTGCCAACAACAACGCCACAAGCTGTAGATGTGGGCACAACCCCTGGGCAAAAAATGCTCAGCAACAAATTTGGGCCACGGACAATTACTTTGACTTATTACCTGATAGATGCAAAATACAAGCACGACCTGGCTGGTGCGCTGGGCAGTAGCAATAATCAGCCAGCTCAATTGATTCTAGGCAATGATCCGGACAAGTATTATATGGCAGTTCCGGCTGGTGGTGATTCACAAAGTTTAGGCCCCGTTGTGGGTCTTGTGTCAGGTGGTTCTCTAACATTTGTTTGCTACGATCCGTTTGCTTATGCCACTGACACGGTCACAGCAACAAATGCGGGCGAAAAGGTCAGTAAGAGCGATAATCAACTGCTGCATACCTCTTTGCCAATGATTTTGCAAGGACTTGGTGATGGCAATGCCGGATCCGAGTTAGCCTATCTGGGCACAGCCGTGACGGCAAAGAAATGGCGGGTTCGAGCGACAGTAACTAGTTCAGGCTCGGCAGGATCGTTTGTATTGAAAAGCAGTCAAGGCGACAAAATCATCACAGGCAGTTGTAATGGCGGCACGCAAAACCTAGACGAGACATTTACGTTTGCAGATGGCCAAGCCCATGCTATTGACTTACAACTCGGGCTGAGTAGCGTACCGGATACGGATACCGTCTCCATCACGTATGCTAAAGCCGTCCCTCTTGACGCTGGCAACGATCAAGAACCGGATATGACATGGTCGCCAGCAGAGGGTGAGGATGGGTATCTGGTTAACGGGCAAACATTGAGCATCACCAATCCAGGCACTGCCGACGTACCCGTGAATTTGTCTGCCGTCATGGTGGATGATCTGGGCTATTTAGCGGCCACGATTAATGGTCAAGGCGTGGCTGTCGGTAATCCCAATGGTCAAGTGACCGCTGATGGCGACAAGGGGAGTACGATGTTTGAGACCTATTTCTGGTCCCCGTATTCTTTGAATCAAAATAAATACCCGGGCAAAGTCAGCTCTACCGCATCACTCAAAGGATCATGGAAGCAGGACAGCTGGAAAGGTGTTGGCTTTGTTTATCCGGATAACTATGCTGAGCCTTCAGGAGCCAGCGGCCAAGCGTTGTATGGCACGTCGTTTTATATGCCGTTTGACAAGCCGAGAAACCACTGGGCAGTTAACTTTCACATGCTCAATTACCCGCTGAAAAATCAAGTCTTGGGCTACACCGAGATGTTTGCGGTGGATGCCAATGGGGCGCCAATCTTTGGCTATCAATTCAGAAAGCTGAACTGGGCGAATAAATATCAGCAGCTGATTCTGTTCATTGGTGATGATGTGATAAACACTTGGACGGATGAGCAACATTCAAGCTGGATTATGGAACAATTTATTGGCAACTTGCAGTTGGAACAGGATGGCGATGCATTTACTTTCCGTTTTCGTAATGACTACACGAAAGCACCGTGGGCACGGACGTTAAGATACAGCAACATGGCTAATCAGCAGGTGGCGGGGATTAATTTCTACACAGGCAAGTTTGGCGGGTGTGATGGGTATTACACCCACGTCATGTCGATGACTGGGACCAGTTACGACACCAATTGGGTGCACACGGACAATTTGTTCCAACGAAATGGCACTGTTGAAATTGATTCTGACGCATCTGCACCATCGGTACTGGTCAATGGTATACCAGCACTCGACACAATGGTCCCGACATCACAGCCGTTAATCGTACCTGCCAACTCAACGACTGAAATCAATATTGACAATACCATCGGCAGAAAGACACCAGCAATCACTGCCACATTGCGGCCGCGTTACATTTAGTTAGGGATGAGAAAAATAGACATTATTCAATTTGCTAAACCAACGATTTACGTCCAAGACCAAAACGAAATGGTGCTCGGGTCCACAGGCAATTACTACGACAGCAATTTGCAATGGGAAAAAGAGACAGATCTGGCCGTTCTGACATTCTCCATTCCGGCAAATGATTCAGCAGCAGCCTATCTGACCAAGCTCAATCTGTTGACGTTTGTGTTGAACGGCCGTCCTTGGCGGTTCCAAATTTCACAGGCTGTGTATGACACCAATGGCAAGGCATTTCAAATTACGGCCAAGCCCTTTTCAATTGTGCTCAATCAGAGCTTAGTTGATGCTGCAGTGGCACCAAGTCAGCAAGAGCCAGCAAGTTTTTATATAGGCCAGACGCTGAAGGGATTGGATTGGAATATTGGCCGAGATGAGCTGGGCAATAGCACATTGCATACTGTTGCTTTTAGCGACCAAGATACAGTGCTAGCACGGTTGTATTCAATTGCCGATGCATTTGATTGTGCCCTGGATTTTCGGATCGAGCTAGATGGTCTCAAAATCAAAAATCAATTCATCGACATCTTGCATCGGCTGGGTAGTGATAGGACTGACATTCAGCTAGTTTACGGAGACAATGTCACTAATATCACAAAGACGGTTGACTGCTCAGCGCTTGCTACTGCTCTCGAAATCACTGGTCTGCAAAAGGACGATGACAAAGGCAATAGTATTGATGACGCATTCTTTGATTTAGCCTACACAAGTGACGATGGTCGCTTCACCAAGCCAAAAGACTCATATGTCATGTATGACCAGACCACAAACAAAAGCTTGAACCAAGGTGCAGCCTACATTCTAGGCACGTTTGATGGCAGTAGCATCCAAAGCGTGCAGGCGGCATTTACAGCCCTCACTACACAACTAAAAACGCAGTCACAGCCAACTACCACAATTGACACAGCACTGGCATACGTACCAAACACACTTACTATTGGCGATACAGTCAGACTGATTAGTAATGATCCAGATGACAGCAACTACCTTTCAACAGACGTGCAAGAACTTGACATCTGTCTGGACAATCCTTCCAAGTCTTCAGCGAAATTTGGTGACTACCAACCACTGATTGATGGCGATAATCTGTATGATTTGACTCAAATAAAACAGGCTGTTGCATCAGCCCAAGCCCTTGCTGCTACTGCACAAAACACAGCTACACAGGCAGCTAAAACAGCATCAAATGCAAATGATACTGCAAATACTGCTCAAACTACAGCTGCACAGGCAGCCACTGAGGCAAATACTGCAAATACCACAGCCAATCATGCTCAAACAATGCTGCCAGTAATTTCATCAGTGGCTCCAACCAATCCGCAAGAAGGCCAAGTGTGGTTTGAAGGCGACAGCAGCACGAACGTTAAAGCCATACACAAATATGTTTCTGGGAGTTGGCTGAACAACACTCTTTTACCTACGTCAATGAATGTACAGCAATTGTCTGCTTTATCTGCTGACCTAGGCACTGTTGATGCTGGCACGTTGAATGCAGTTGACATCAATTCGGCAGATATGCACAACCAAACAGTTGTTGACGATCCAGATAATGCAGGTCAAAAAATAACGTCGGATTTTTATATCAATGAAAATGGTTTATTGCTGACCGCAAAACGTAAATTATTGGGAATTACAGACGTGGTTTGCTGGACTTGGCTAGATACGTTTGGTCAGACCGTCGCTGGCTATTCATTAGTCGCTGATTTTGACCAAACTAACCCATTGAATGGAGCCTATATGTCGGTAAGGCTAGATCCGGTTTTGGCCGGTCTGTTTTTCACATCGTCTCAGCTGGGTGGAAGTTTTTATCTGAACATACAAGATGCGTATCAAAACAGAACAAGAACAGTTGTTTGGTCATCTGGATGGGGAACATGGGGCGGTGGCAATGGTGATATTGTGCTTGTCCGGCATGGTCGTCTGGTGACGTTATTTGGCTATCCCAAAAACACTGGCAGCAATTATGGCAATGGTGCTCAAATCGCTCAATTGCCGGATTGGGCTAAACCAGTCTCAGATGTTGGTGGCATTAACATCTATGCCGTCTCATTTAACAGCGGCGTAGGTAACATGCAGCCATGTCCAGTGTTCCTAAGCACTAACGGTGCTATCACACTGGCCGGTGGTGCTCAGTCAAATGGTTATGTACGTATTTTCCCGCTAACTTATCCAGCACATGACATGTAAGGAGACAAAAATGCTTAGATTCACAGTAGACAAAGACGGTTTTATTGTTGATTTTGCACCTTTTTCATCTGATGGCAAATGCCGCTTAACAGCCAATGCATCCACAGTGGATTGTGACAGCCCAGATGGACAATTTGAAAAGCCTAAATGGGATGGCAAAAATTGGATCGAAGGGGCAACAGCGGATGAATTAGCCAAAATTGCTAATGCACAGGCTCAATCCGGCCAACCAACTATTGAACAGCAAGCCATTAACCAACTGGGCGTGATGGTGGCTAGTCTGGCTGCAAAGGTGGTGAGCAAATGATTGATTTTGTCAAACTGATGTACTCATGGGGCTGCCCCATTGAGGGATATGTCACAGCCGGAGCAATCACGGCTGATGAATACCAAGAGATTACCGGCAAAGAATATGTGGCAGGGAAGGACTAAAAAATGCACATTATTTTAGGATTAAGCATTGCTGAATGGGCCGAGTCCCTAACAGCAATTGGTGTGCTCGTGAGTGCGGGCAGCTGGCTGTTCAAAAAGATTGCTTTGGACCCGCTACGAGCTGATATTCAGCGATTATCTGAGCAGATTGGGCAGCAACTTAAAGCACATGAACAGACGCTTGCGTCAATCAATGGGCACATTAAGGACCATGACATTGAGCTGGGCAGCCATTCAGTGCGGATTACTCGTTTAGAGGACCACGTAGGTATCAGAGAAGATAAAGGAGATAGTGATAATGAAGATTAATTGGAAAGTACGATTTTTATCTGTAAAGTTTTGGCTGGCCCTGGTGCCGGCTATTTTATTGGTCGGGCAATCAGTCGCTGCGGTATTCGGCTATAACTGGGACTTTGCCAGTTTGGGCAAGGAACTGACGGGTGTGATCAATGCGGTATTCGCTGTTTTAGCTATTCTTGGGGTAGTAACGGATCCGACCACGGCCGGAGTTAGTGACAGTGACAAGGCATTAACCTACACTGGGTTAATCAGTAGCAAGTCGTCTCAAATTGATGAGCTGCAGGCACAGATTGCGTCCTTGGAAAAGGCCCAAAAAGTGCAAGCAGTAGTGCAGACTGATCCGGCTACAATCAGTCAGAGCGTGACTAAGCAGGCTCTGGCCCAGCCGGCAGCGGCAACCACATCGGCGTCTGCTAGTGCTGCTGGGCAAACCAAGGAGGAGGCAGTGGGCTAATGAGTTATCCATTAGTCATGGATGTATCATCCTATCAACCAGATGATGGTTCCTTTTTCAAATCGGCGAAGGCTGCTGGCGTGCAGGCAGTTATTGTCAAGCTGACCGAAGGCAGCAATCCAGGCACGGCTTATATCAATCCCAAGGCCCGTAACCAGATCAACAATGCTCGGGCGGCCGGTTTGTTGGTCCATGGGTATCATTATGCCAAATTTAACGGTAATAATGATGCTCGCGCCGAAGCTGATTGGTTTGTCAAAGTCGCCAAGACCCTAGGTGTCAGCAATGACAGCATCATGGCGCTGGACATTGAGGATGCCAGCAATGCTTATTTGGCCACCAGTGATGCTAACGCTTTTATCCAGCGGGTCAAGGACTTGGGCTACGGCAAGACTGACGTCTATTCGATGGCGTCCTGGTTCTGGTCTGGCCGGTTAGTACCGAGCCAGCTGATTGCCAAGAATCTGTGGGTAGCTAATTATGGTGTATCGGCCCCCGGTGTGGATAATGTAGGGCTGTGGCAATTTACAAGCACCTACAATATTGGCGGGAACAAAGTTGATATGTCGTACGACTTCAACGGTTTCTACACGAGTGGCCAGACCCCTATCGGGACACCCGACAGCAAAAAAGGCTGGGTGGAGACAACTGCGTATGCCAATCTGCGCAAGGGACCAGGCACTAACTACGGTGTCTCCCGCACGATGGGACCAGGTGAGCGTTACAACTATTATGCCGTCACACAAAATGGCGACTACACCTGGTACCGGTTGACGCCAAACGAATGGGTGGCTAGCGCCGGTGCCAAAGTGATCGCCGCGCCCGTTGCATCTGCACCAAGTCGGGTGGCTCAATCCGGCACTTTTCGGGCAACCGTGACGGTCAATGTGCGGTCTGCCCCCAGCCTTTCCGCTGGTGTGGTTGCCACGTACTCTCCGGGGCAATCTGTCCAATACGATAGCTACATCGACGCGGATGGCATCCGGTGGATCTCTTATGTGGGTGCAAGCGGCAACCGACGTTATGTGGCACGTAAGAAGCTGGATGGATCAGCGATGTATGGTGATGCTTATTAATGGTAATCTTTTCCCGGGGCTTCGGCCCCGGTTTTTTTGTGCAAAAATGTAAAAAGGAATGCACAAAAAACGTAAAAAAAGCAATGTGCTATTGACACCAAAAAAAATAAGAACATAATCAACGTAGAAATATTGGAGCTTAGGAGGGATGAATATGGCTGGAATCGTTCGATCGGGTTATGTCACAAAGCAGCAGTATGACATGCTCAAAAAGATGGTTACAAGTCCATTGAGTAAAGACCGTAAAGCAGAGTTGAAGGCGGCCAAAAAACGTATTTACGCCCGGAAGGATATTGAGATTGTTGACGAAACCAACTAGAGCAACTGGCCAAGAAAGGTTCTCTGTAGTTGCACTGGAAAAATTCAAAGACTCCAGTAGCTTGGAGTCTTTTTCTTGTGTTCCAAAAGATTTTGAAACGGGCAACTATAAAAGCGGTCTTGAACAATATCAAGATATTGATGAATTCTTGAAAGAACGCGCGCTTGATCATGTGAAGCAAGATCTTCTTAGGACGTTTTTACTTGTCAACCAGCAGCAAGAAATTGTGGCATTTTACGCCATTTGCTCTGGAAACCAGATCGTATATAAAGCCTTCAGAAAAGAAAAGCCCGGGACTCCGGCCTTGACCAAAAATGCACCATTGCCGTCCATTGACTTAATCTACTTCGCCGTTGATCGAAATTGGCAAAATCAGGGATATGGGAGTCGCCTGATGGGTGAGGTGTTTGATCGCGTGGCCAGGGTATCAAAAAATGTTGGAGCTAGTTTGTTCAGTGTCAATTCTATATACGACGCAACTGGGTTCTACACAAAGCGTGGATTTGTTAGCGTTGGCGATTCGCAGAGCAGCAAGTATGGAAATTCTTGGCTGGCCATCACCACCCGCGAAGTTCGAAATATGGCTACACAATAGGGTGTGCCTTTCCCGGATTCGTGCACGGCTTACATGCCCAGCCGAAACCATTCATGAGATTTAAAAATGGTCCTGGGGCGTTTGCCCTGGGGCCTATTTTTTGTGCACAATTTGTGCACAAAAGTTTTAAAACCTACTAAAGTGAAGAGAAACGAAAACTCTGAAAACGGCGTAAAATAGGCATTTTCGATTTCAATTAAACCCAAATATAGTCAAAATTAGTAGTGGGGCTACTACGAGGCTAGGGGTTTGGGAGGATTTGGGATAAATTGCTCCTCGGAACAATGTTATTGTATCAAATAAAGTGGGCTTTTGAATTCCATAATTCCACTTGCAATTTGCAAAATTTGGTGGAAAGGTGGGAATTTTACCAGCCACCCGAGAATCCGCCGCCCCCGGAGGAGCCGCCGCCGAAGCCGCCGCCAAAACTCCCGCCACCACCGGAACCGCCGGTGCCGCCAGACGAACCGCCGCCCCAAAATCCGCCAAAGGGACCAGAATCGTCGTGGTGGTGATCATTATTTGACATTAACATCGCCAAAATGGCGTAGAACTCCAAATCGCTAGCCCGATCCAGGCGGTTTAAATTGCCGGCAGACAATCCGCCCAGGCGCGACAGAAACATATCACGATCCGGTACTTTTTCGGGATGCTCATAGGCTAATCGTTGGAATCGTTTCTCCACATTCAGGCGGGTCGCACTTTCTTTGATCACATTTGTCAGGCGACGGGCAACCACATCGCTGGGTTTATCCAAGTCGACCGCATCAGCCACGGCCTTACTGATCTCGCTCGCAGAGACTTGCAAGTCTGGATTGGCCTGCATATATTGATCCACTGCTTGCGCGATCATATGCTGGTTGTTCGCCCGCTGCTGTTCAAGTTGAGCCAAGTGCTCCTGAATGGCCGTTAATAAATTGGCCATTGTAAAGTGGGGAATAAGCGGAGCCAAGTCCATGTCAGTGATGATGTTGTCATAGTCGATGGCTTGGCGATCCCCGGGTCGCCGTCCAGGGGCCGCGATATTCAGATAATTCAAGACCACGTTTTGATCGGCGTACTCCAGAATCTCGTCGTCATCAGCCCGGGAACTCAACCCGCTGTTCCGAATGGCCCGCCAGGTATCGGCACCATGGAAGTAAGGCGCCAAGACATTGTTGTAACGATTGGCAGTGAGGGCCAAGAAATGCCGCTTGCGGCGCCATTGTTTGAATAGGTAGTAAAGAATCCCCAACACGATCAGCACGATGACCAGAGCGATGGCGCCGATCATGACCGCCCGCCAGAATCGACTCTTAGCGGCATCTTCTTTGCGCCGGGCTGCAATTTGGGCGGGGGTGTCTAACGTCGATGTTTGCAGCTTCTTTGTGATCCGGTCAGAGATCTTGGTAATGGCCGCATCAAAGTCACCGGCCTTCAGATCCCGGGTGACGTCACTGGTGATGAGCTCATCCTTGATACTGTCGGTGATTACCGGCTCCAGACCGTAACCGACTTCCAGATGATATTTGTGGTCATCCGTGGCGATTAGGAAGAGCAGCCCATTATCCCAGCCCTTGGTCCCAATCCCCCATTTCTGGAAGAGGTCCGCGGCCTGGTCCTCAATGTCAGTATCCTCTGGAATATGTTTTTCGGTGATTACCGCAAACTGGGGTTTACCGTTGAGTTTGGCTAATTTATTGTTTGAAATGTCATTAATATGGTCCTTCGTCGTCGTACTCAATACACCGGCGTTATCCTGCACGTAAATTTGATCGGCCGCGTGGACCGGTTGGGTCAAAGCAATGCCGGTGATTAAGCACAATAACAAAGTTATCAGTAACCAAGGGCCAAATCTGCGCCTGCGGTGCGTCCTGATCATCATATCTATCAC